ATTTTTCTATCTAAACGACCTATGTTCATATTTCAGTTCGTTGGCTTACCATTGACATTTGGAACTTTGTTCCTCTTGATAGGTTGTGCATATTGCTTCCAACAATTGTGCTTTGTCTATTCTCAAACATATCAGATACAATCATTCGCAATGCTTGTTTGACCATGTCATCAGTATTCGCCAAAGTTGTAATTTCAATTTCAATTGGAAAATCACGATCGTATAAGTTTGGCAAATTGTCTTTCATTTCTACATAAGAATAAAGTCCATTTGTAGCAATGTATTTTGATGAATCCAACAATGTACGTGTGTTGTCAGAGTCATAATAGTAAATTGAAAAGGTATCCAAAGGATTGACATCAATTCTGAAATCGTCCCATTCAGTCATGTACCCAGTCACACCGCCTTTGATAAGCAAACCAGCTTCGTTCCATAACATCAAGTGTGCAGATGCTATGTAATCATTTATAATGTCATCAAACGATGAATCTAAAATGTTTAAATGTCTTTTTGCCTCAACCAAAGACAATGCCCAATTGACCTCTGGTGTGTAGCTTGTTATTTTTTTGTTTCTTATCATTGCTTTTTAAAAAAAAAGAGGATGGGCAAAACCCACCCTCTTTATATATTAACTAATTACTAATAAATGAATTATCCGAATGTTCCCACGCTAATTGCAGCACCTTGAACAAGTGCAGCATCCCAGTATGAGTTTAGGATTAATCTATTTGTTCCGCTTACCGCTTGTGTGTAAGGATCAACCAAGATTTCAACTCCACCGAATTGGCAAATTTGAACTTTTGAGAAGTCACCATAATAAACCGCTGGATTAGTTATGTCAGCAATTTGGTTTGAGAACATTGCTTTAACTCCCATAATCGCTTCATTGATGATTAAAGGATTAACACCACTAACTTGTGCAGCAGTATAAACTTCACTGAATAGATCATTTGAGATTGCAAATCCTAAATTACCTCTGTTGTGGTTATTAGATTGTACTTCCTCAACAAGTGCCATCATTAATGATGTGATGTTTGCATTTGTAACTGGAGTTTTTCCGTTACCAAGATAATCATAAGAACCATTTGAAGAATCATCAGTAAATAAAGCATATTCAACTTTCGCTCCAACCGCTTGAGCAATTGAGTTTCTCAACGCTGACTCAAGTGATTCGTTGCTTTGCATAGCTGCTTGTTTACTAAAATCGACAAAACTTGCAAGTCTTTTTGGTGCAAGGTCTTTTTTGCTCATTGCAGAACCGCCATCAGCAGCTGCATCAGTTTCACCCTCCCATTGAGTTGTAACTGCACCCAAAATTGGAATACGTTGGTCAGTTGTTGAAGTTACACGAGTAACACCAAGATCATCAAGAATTGTGTTTGCATAAACTGCATCAACAAAACTTTGAGTTTCAACTCCAGAAGTTCCGTTTTCAGTAATAACCGCACGATTCAAAATCATTGATGGTATAACAACACCATTTGCACTTCGACCAATTGCAGTCATTTCTTTTTGACCTTCTTGAGCCATTTCTAATTCAACACCATCAAGTTTTCCGCCAAATGCTGCTCTTACCGCTTTACCAAAAGAAAATTCTCTTACTATTTCTTTTTCTTCTTTAGTTTCTGCCACTACTGGACTTCCACCTAAATTTGCTGCTTTCATTCTTATTTCTTCTTCTTTTTCTACTTTTGGAAGTTCATCAACTAATTCAGTTAATCTTTCCATGTTTGTATCAAATGATACTTTTTCATCTTCAGAAAAATCTCTATTTTCATCAGATACTAAATTTTCAAGAGCATCAAGGGAAGTTTTCACTTCACCGATTTCTTCTCTTATTACTTTACTATTTCTCATTTTCTAAATTTTAATACTACAAAAATCAATTATTTGATTATAGGTACTTTGTAACAATTTTAACTTTGTTATAATTTCGCAAAGCTGATTTTGTTTCAAGTCCCATTTCTTGTTCAACAATTTCTTCTTCAACAACCTCAAGTGATTTTTTAAGTTCATCAACTTGGTCAGCACTTCGTTTGAACGCATCACGATTTGAACCAGCACTCACAATTGACCACTCAACCAATTCTTGTCGTGTGAAGTAAATGGTGTTTCTGTCCTCATCATCTTCTTTGCCATAACGATATTCATGCGGTATTGCACCAACACTTGCCATCTTTAAAATACCATCTTGTATTTTGTTAAATACTTTGTCAGCAAGTGGATTGTTTCCTTCACGTTCAAATGTTACCTCACCAATTAAAGCATCACCATCTCTAAATACTCGTGATGTTCCAATGATAGTATCAGGATTTGAACCACTAACTTCGTGATTATATCCAACAATTGGATTTCTATCATACGTTGACAAATCCCATCCATCAAGTTTGAATGATGTACCATGTCTATCAATAGACTCTGTTGATATAACAAATTGTGCAGTTCGTTCAACTTCATTTATATTTCGAACTTCTGCAAGTCTTTCTATTTTATTCATTACTTTTCTATTTTGTTCAATTTCTTTTAGTTTACTTTCTGACCATCTTAATCCAGCTTTGCCACCCCACAACAAAAACGATATTGTTCCACACGCTTCAGTGTTGTCAGGATCATAATATACTTCAGCACGTGACAAATATGAAAACATGCGTTTTAAGGTATCTTCTGAAATAGGTCTTTTTTCTGCGAGATCACGACCACGATTTTTCCCTACCAAAGTGGCACATTTGTTTCCAACCTTTTCATTTAATTCAATGCCACGTTTTGCATTGTTTGAAACCGCTTCAGGATAATCACTATAACTCGCCATCTTCCTTCTTATAATAATTGTCCATGTCTTGAATTGGTATTCTATTTATTTGAACATAACGTTCATCACCGCCTTCAATTGGATTTCTATCCTCAAGTTCAAGTACATCGTTTATGCTATAAGCACCAATGTCAGTCATCAATCGATAATATTCACCTTTTGTTTTGACATCAGTTCGCAATAATCTATCTACATTGTGCTTAAAATAATGGTCAAGTTTTTCTGTATCTTTTAATAGTTTTCGTCTATATTCTTGTTCAATCTTTTCAATCCACGTTCCAATTGAATAAGTCACAAATTCAATGGACTGGTGTTCAATATTTGAAAACGTTGAATTTTCCATCTCATTAATCATGTGTGATGGTATTCCAAGAATGGTTGCAATCTCATTCTTTTGGAATTTACGAGTTGAAATCCATTCAGCATCTGCTGGAGGAAGTCCAATACGATGATATTTTGAACCAGCATCAAGAATTGCAGTTCCACGTGTTCCATTTGGTCCATAGTTTGCAGCCCATTGTTGACTAATTGCATCTTTTGTTTCTGGTTTCAACACACCAGCGTATTCGATGAAGCCATCAATCCTACTCCCTTTGTTAAAAAAATCTGCTCCATAATCTTGTGCTGCAATTGATAAACCAAGATTTTGTTTGTGTGCTTGTATTGCCGAAAGTCCAACAACTGGATCAACTCCAAACCCACGAAGATTTATCATGTCAGCATCTTTGACAAGCAATGATTCAGTTTCATTGTATGCTTCCTTGACCTGAACCTTCCAATAAATCTCATCATCATATTTAATTGGTTCACATTGTTCACGAGTTACATTGACCAATGATGTTGGTGTCCCAAACTGATCACGCTCAATAATTGCCAAACCATTTCCATGATTGATTGCTGATGTGATTAATATTTGTGTGAAGTCAAAAGAAATTGATTCATAGTTTGCTTCAGCATTCAACAAGTATTCTGTTGGATGTGCAACAATTTCACGCCTTCCGTTTTGTTTGCGAAAAACCTCAACTGGCAACATTGCCACTGATTCTGTAATTCTTCTTACACCAGCCCAATACGCTGATAAACCCATTGCGGATTCTTCAGTGACTGGTGTTCTTCCAACCATTCCACCAAAGTTTGCATTTAAGAAACCTTTTTTTGCGGATAGAACTGGATTGATTCTTTTGATTTCAAACCCAAATAAATTCACTATTGCAAAAATGAAATAATACTTTTTTAAAAATATGTAAAATATTTAACTACTTTTTCTTAAAATTAATTGATTGCAATGCTTTGAATGATTGATAATTTCTGTGTGGTTTATAGTCGGGTAAATAAATATTGATTTCTTTCACACATTGATCATAAGCCATTTTGCGAATCTTAACTTTTTTCAAATGCTTGTGAAACAAGTCATCAATTCCTTTTGTTACTGCATCAATTATTTCTTCAGGAACTTCAATTTCACGATTGTTTTTATTTGATAATATAACACGATAAGAATCAAAATCTTTGTAATGATTAAAATGTGGTGCATATTTACGGACCAAATCAAGTGCAGCATCATAGGCATCTTCACTGGTGTGATGTCTTAACATTTCAAGAAACAAGAAATCAAAGTTCCTTTTATTGTTTAAAACATCATATATTTTTTTAGGTACTTTCATATAATATATAAATTGCCATCTTCCAAATAAGATTTGTTTGAGTCAGGTTTGTCCAGCCACAAACCAAATGCCATGATATTTGAAATCAATCCATCAATTTTTTTATTCGGTGAACGTGTATCTTTTTCAAGTTTTATGTTTCCAGCGGGATCAGACTTGACCGATGCATTGCCAACCATCCAACGTAAAACTGGATTGTTGCCATGATTAAACTTTTTACTTTCAACCGCTGCCTGAAGTTCTTTGGTTGGTGCATTCATAGATTTAAATCCTTGTCTAAACTCAATCAGGTCAAACCCTTCTTCATACAACTTTGGTGCAATGTGATGTGAGTTCCAATTGTCATATGCAATGGATTGAATGTCATATATCTTATTTAACTGACCAAGTTTATAAATTATAAAATCATAGTCAATTACATTGCCACTTGTTTCTTCAATAAATTCATCACGAACCCATTCACGATAATTAATATTTTTTTTGTCAGCTGATTGTGTTCCTTTGTCTTCAGGCAACCAAAACCAATTTTTAGAATAATACTTTTCTTCTATTTTCCAAACCAAACTAAATGCAGTGATGTCACTTCGTGATGACAAATCAAGTCCACCATAGCAAGGATATTCACGCAACATCTCATCATCAAAATCCCAATGTGATTTGGTCCATACCTCATCATTAATCCATCCATCCTTTGATTGTGTCCAAACATTTAAATAATATCTTTTAAATGAATTCAAACTTGCAGCACTCACCATTGCTTTGTTTGCTTCCTTTTCATAGGCACGTTTGCCGATTGATATGTTGTAGTTTGGATTTGCTTTTATCCAAGTACGTTCATCAAAAGGATCATCTTCTTTGTCTGCACCATAAATGCAAACAAGTTGTGATTCATCTTCAATTAAACCTTTTGCAATGTCAATTGCTTGTTCATGCCTTTGGTATCCAATACCATATAAATCAGAACCAGCAGTTGTGATAATAAATGACAAAGGTTGTTTCCTTGCACCTTGTGATTTCTCAACCATCTCCAAGACCTCATTGTTTTTATGTACGTGCAACTCATCAATAATGGCCAGTTGTGGATTAATTCCATCTTCGCCACCAGCTTCTTTTGATAATATTTGATATGTTTTTAAACCGCCAATGTGATCAGGTGCAGTGATTGAGTTTCGGTAAATGTTACACTTGGATTTTAATCTTGGTGATTTTTGTATTACTTGCTTTGTTGCATCAAACACAAGACCAGCTTGTTTCCTTCCCCAAGCAACACCAACAATTTCAGAACCCCCTTCACGTTCAATGTCAATAAATACACACGCAATTGATGCAGCCAAAAATGACTTACCTGATTTTTTTGGAATCTCAATGTATGCACTTGTGTATTTTCGAAGTCCAGTTGCTTTGTGTTTCCAACCAAACAAAGGTTTGATAATATCATCCTTTTGCCATTGCTCCAAAATAAATGGTTCACCAGCTTTGTCACCTTTTACGTGTTTGACATTTTCCTCAATGTATTGGACAACAATGTTTGCAGTCCTTTCATCAAAGTAGTATTT